ACGCTCACCCGCCTTAGACTCATACAAGGTCTGCATCTCGTTGAGGAATGCTTCGAAGTCTGGCTTCTCTGTGTACGCCACTGAGTTGTTAGCCAGTCTACGGTGACCTTCATTCTCCCACCAAGCGCCTGACTTAGCCTTAGCCATACGACCATCAGAGAGGTTGGACAAGCTAATCAAAGCTGAACGTCTAACGCCGCCTACAACTACAATGTCAGCAATCTTACAGACTACATCGTGGCACTCAATGCTGGTCAGCTTGCGCCCTTCTGCCTTCTGGAATATACCTACGCAGAAGTGAAACAAATCATCAAGAGGCTGTGGGCCTGACGCTCGACCACCGAAGGTTTCTAAACGTGCGCCTGCTTCTCTAACATTAGACATGTCCCACTTAGGTATCTTACCTGCGTACAGCATAGCAATCAACTCACGGAAAGCACTAGCCCATCCTATCTTACTGTCGCCAACTACAATGGTAGTGTCAGTCGGGTGGAATGACTCAGCGATGACTGGTAGCTTAGTAATGAAGTTACGCTCTACGCTAAACCCTACACCTGTGCCACACATAAGGACGTACATTAGTTCATCAAAGCTACGTGGTGAATCAATTGCGAGGTAAGAACAGTTGAAACCTGCTACGTTATCTTTATCCAGAGCCTCACCTGCTGTCATTAAGCAGCGCATTGATGGCATTACTTCTAAGTCATGGATAGCGTTAAACAGCTTCTTAGCGGTCTTGTTGTCTATCTGACCACGGTTAGACCAGAAGTCTACGTAACGCTGCACTGTCTCTGCCCATGTCTCACGGCGGCCTTCCTCTTTCATCCAACGTGCGTAACGGCTCTTGTGTATAAACTGTTGATACTGTTCCATTATTTCTTATCCTTTGATTTAGGTTTGTCTTTATTCTTCTTACCAAAGATAGCATCATAGTTATCTTCGTACTTCTTCTTGTCTGTGGGGCGGGTCGTTGAACCCTTGCCCCCGTGTGTTTGCCCTGTAGCCATTATTTATCACCTCCGCAGCCTTCCAAGTCACAAACAGGCCAGTTCTGACAGCCTAAGTGTGAGTCATAGTCTTCGTGTTCTTCTTCTTTTTTCCAAGTTATATGTCTCCAAGCGGCTTTTAAGAGAGTCTTACCGTACATCTCAAACACTATTTGGAACCACAATAAATCAAAAGAAAGTATATATGTATTCCAAGCCTCCGGCTCATCGTCTTCAGACCAATCTGAGTTTTTATCAATCCAGAAGTAAAAGCCTAGAAAACTTCTGGTTCGTTCTCCTAGTTGATACAAATATTCATTACCCACTGTACCTAGTTTTAAAAATAACTCGCTCTGGTATTTACAGTTTCTAGCGCAAGAACTCAATAACGTAAAATAAAACATCAGCTATTCTCCACCATATCCGTCAGCCTATTCAAGTACCAACCTGCTTTCTGAAGGTCTTCTACTGGCTTACCTTTGTAGTCGTAGCGCCAGAGGTACTTCATACAGTTGCCCTTGAGATAACCAGCGAATGCTTCAGCAGACATAGATGCTTGAATGCCTTCAATACATTCTATTGACCCAGTGTTGTAGTGGTCGGGGTTGTTGACTACATCTTCTACTGCGTTATCCCAAGAACTGTGGGCGGCTTCTTCCTCTGCCATGTCAATATAAACCTTCATCAAAGACTCATCTATTGCCGGGTGTTTCTTTTGTAGTCTATCCCAGTCTTGTGGTGTTGCTTCGTTAATGCTCATTGTTGTCCTCTCTATATCTAATTAGTCTGTTACCAAAAGCCTCTATGAGATCTTCGCTGTCTATCTCTAATAGTTCTAAGATGTCTATCTCATCATGGTCGCGTAAGAACTGTTCCTTAAATTCCTCGAATGACATTTTTATCCCTCACGTACTGTAGCAATTCCTTGGTTGTCTTGACTGTGAAATGAGCGAAGCCTTCCTTATCACACCACTGCCCCATTGTCATCTTACTTCCCTTACGTATCTTCTTGTAAGGGTCTGACAACACAAAGACAAGCTCCCACTGAGGCATTGAGTCTCGGATTGAGGTATACTTCTGTGTGTCACCTACCCTGAAGTACCCCTTCGCCTCTATCAGTATTTGTTTGTCCTCGTGAACAAAGTCAGGGAGATATTTTTTGTTGATAATATAGGGCAGCTTGTACGGTTCGTATTGGAACTCCTTATTAAGCTGATCATATAAAGCAGACTCTAAACCAGACCTGAATTTTTTCTTACTCATTTCAGTCTTAACTCCTGTACTTTCGGTTCCTTAACTACCTTACATAAAAACTTAGGCTTGTTAGAGTATTTAAAAGCCCTCAAGTTAGGGTAACAGTGTCTCTTATACTGACAATACGAACAGCCTATAGCTAACTCTAGGTTCCCTGACTTACCGTCTGGCTTCGGCTTATAACATAGCTTGTCAGGCTCGGGCTTTTTTACCATCTCCTTAAGGTGCTTAACCCTGTCGGTTATTGTACCTTGAAAGTCAAGTAACTCGGAAACCTCTGGATCAGCTAGGTCATACTTGAGAAACTTGAGATAGCCGTTGGTCTTATCCATTGCTAACCAACCTATCTCGGTAGCTCCCTCAGAATGAGCATAAGCTTTTATCTGATCAATGTAACCGAAAGGATCATCGTTAATCAGCGTGCCGTCTTGGAACTTCTTAAACCCAAAACTACTGGCTGACTTAACGTCCGTCACTACACCGTCAATCTTACAGTCCATTGAGCCTTGGATGCCCTCAACCTCACAACGCTTCTGTTCATCCGTGACTGTGTGTCCTGCCATCCGAACCAAGAACAACAACATCTCTTCAATTAAGTGACCATACATAAACTTAATATAGGTATGCGGTTCAATCTTTTCTTTCTCTGTACCTGCCACCACGTTCCAAAGGTATCGGTCTGTGCGTCCTATGTTGGACAGTCTAAGTGTGCGCTTATCCTGACGCTTCTCTCTGCCAAACTCTGTACGCATCAAGTCCTTCACTGCTTCGCCGAACTTCTCTATCTCAGCCTCTACATCTACTGTAGTGTCAGCGTCCTTGCTTTCCATCAGTGCGTAGATATCTTTAACTACATCATCAACTTGCTTCATCATACTCTCCTACAATAGAATCAATCCATCGTTTAGCTATCTCTACGTCACACTTGAACCACTCATTGCGCTGTTCAAACATGTCAGACAACCGATTGTGTGCTTCAGCTTCCGTAGCCCTGCGGTCTGGTGTGTCTACCACATAGGCTAGCTCATAGTCCCTGTAAGGTGAGGATGTTTGATAGTTACCTGCCCTATCTTCTGCGTCCACTGCCATCCCTACCTTGACCCAGCCTTCCCACGCGGGATTAGTAATGACGTACACCTGACCCTGTAGATTGTCCTTGAAGTTCTCTAAGGAACTAAAGGCTGCATCCTCAAACCCTTTGTAACGTCCTGCTTTGTACAGCGGGTGTGTCTTGGGTACGTACTTGCCGTTTACAAACATCCTGCTAATGTTCTTCTTGGTGTGTGACTCTAAGGACTGTCGTTCTCCTTGTCTTCGACTTGTCGCTCCGGCGTACCACCACTTTCCGTCCTCGAAATAAATATTCTTGTTAGTGGGTGTCCGACCAGTTACTTCCGACTTGATATTCTCCTGCGAGTGGGCAGTTGAGCTTGTAAAAAAGTCCTGCTGCTTCGACACAGCTTGTTGCGAGCCTTCCGAAAACCTCTGCTTCCTCTTCTCTGACCTCTGTCTGGATCTCATCGTGTATGTTTCCTATAAAATTATAATCAATGTTCCATGTAGTAGCGTACTCGTCTAGTAAACACAGTGCCTTCTTCATAACGATTGCACCTGCGCTCTGTAGTAAAGTATTCAATGCCGCGTGTTCTGACCGTACATAGACCCTGCGTCCATCCAATCCAAAAACATAACCTCTTCCAGCAGCCACTCCAACTCGCTCTCGTAATGTTCTAAGAGCAGGCGTGTTTGCAAGGAATTTTTCCTTAAGTCTTTTACCATCTCTTGCATTTCCTCCAACGACACTTCCGATCTTCGCATCTCCTGCGCCGTAAAGGAAAGCGTAGATGAAAGTCTTTGCTTGATTTCTAGTTTCAAGGCCCGCAGCCAACTGATTTGCCGTGTGAATATCTCCCGTGAGTATTTCATTAGTGTAGCCCTCATCGTTCATATAATGTGCAAGCATTCGTAGTTCCAAGCCGCTTGCGTCCATGCCTACTAGCTTGTAACCTGTGGGTACTGTCCAAACCTCTCTGCACTGCTTACCGTAGGGTGCACTACCTGCCGGTACTTGAGCAACATTGGGGCTTGAGTGTGTCATGCGTCCTGTAACTGCACCGTTGGCGTTGACATAGCCGTGGACTCTACCGTCTTCCTGAACTGCATCCAACCAACTCTGTATCTGTGCTATACGCTTCTGTACCATTAGGTACTCACCAATAAGTTCTGCTTCCGGTATACCTTTCACCTTGCGTAGCACTGCCTCGTCAACGATGGGCTGTCCTTTCTCGGTGAAGCTGCGCGGTTCCCAGCCGTAGTATTGCAAGTGTCTACCTATCTGCTGTCGTGATCCTAAGTTAAACACAGGAAAGTCAATGCGACTAAACTCGCCACCAACTGTTTCCCAACTGTCTCCTAAGAACTTCAGCCCTACTACTGACATAGTACCGTCCTTCTTAATCTTAGGACATACTTGTTTTATAAAAGTAGGTAAAGGTTTAAACTTCTCGTGTACCTTATCCTCTAACTCAAACTTCTTTTCCTTCAACTCCGCTAATAATATAAAGGCTTTCTCTTGATCTACCAACCAGCCGCTTTTAATTTGCTGATTAATAATCCCCTGTACTTGGTTCTCAAGCACAATGCTCTGATCTCCAAAACCTGCAAGCACACGAAGTAATCTCTGGTACACCAGTTCATTAACTCGAACGTCTTGGCGACAATACTCCACCATATCCTGAGAAAAGCTGTCCCAATCATTATGTTCTCCTTTCGGTTGATTTAATAACTGACCCCAGTTCTCCAATGAATGACCGCCTAAACGTGATGGCTCTGCCAATCTGGACATAACTAATGTATCAGTAACTTTACACCCGCTGAAGTCTGCACCCAACAGTCGTTCTAACACTGGAATATCGTAGCCGATGATGTTGTGACCGATAACCTCCAGTCCATCCTGCTCTTTAATCCAGTCCTTGAAACAATGTAGGTCGTCTCCAGACCACTCTATATACTCCTGAGTGTCCCTTACATAAGCGATGATGCACCATACCTTATCAGGGTTCAGGCCGTTCGCTTCAATATCAAAGACTATTTGCTTCATTAAAACCCCGCTTCTTCCACCGGACATACTGTTTCAACCATACGTCCTGATTCTGCATCATAGTAGAGGTAACAGGCCGAGCCGGTCAGACCAACAAACCTATTCTTCAATACCCTGACCGTTGTTGTGTTACGTATGGTAGGGTCGCTGTGTTGCTGATCACGCTCTAAACCAATCACCATATCACTTAGCTGCGCGATGGCTGCGCTTCCTCTAAGTTCTCCTAGACTAATCTTACCGCCATCCTCGTGCGCCTTCTGACCTGATGGTCGGCGTAGGTGTGACACTAAGAACAATCCAACTCCCGTCTCCTGAACTATCTTACGAAGGTTAGTCATGATACTGTCGATAGCCTTACGCTCGTCACCATTGGACTGGTCACTAACCACAATGCTCAGATGGTCTAGGATAATCCACTTGCAGTCAAGACCCTTGGCCATGTAGCGTATGCGCCCTAGCAAGTCATCCTCACTGGTGCTGCCGAAGTGGTCTAGTAAGTGTATCCGGTCTAACCCGAACGTGTTCTCCCAGTACCCTCGCTCCTCTCCCTCTACTAAGGACTCCTTGATCTCCGGTATATGTAACTGCTTGTTAGCCTCGATGGACATAATACCTAACGTGGTCTTCGGTACGTCCTCCTCCAACGCTAGGATACCGATGTTGTCCTCAGTGTTCTTCAGCAAGTAGTGCTCAAGCTCTCTCATGATCTGTGACTTGCCCATGCCTGAGCCTGAAGTTATCGTGACCAGTTCCTTGGGTCTAAAACCATGAGTGTACTCGTTCAAGCACTGCCACGGATACGGTATGGACTTGATGTCCTTCTGCTCCTGCAACATATCCCAAGTGTCCATGCCTGAGACAATACCATCTGGCCTAAACGCCTTGGCATTCCACCACTCCTTGACAAACGCCTGTACCTGACCACCCTTAAGCATATCTCCTGCGTCTTTCATCGGTAGGGTTACGTTCTTTGCTTTGTTGGGGGTGAACAGATTAAGAACAACCTTCGCCGCTTCCTGTCCGGGCTTGTCATTGTCAAAACAGATGATCACATTATCGAAAGACTCTAACCATTCAAGGTTGGCTTTGATATCTTTGGCTGCACCTGATGCCCCGCTTCGGATAGAAACGACAGGCCATTTGCCATCGAACATCTCGTTGACTGCCAGTGCGTCTGTCTCGCCTTCCGTGATTGTAACATATTTGCCGCCACCCTTGAACGCCTGTTGGCCGAAGAGACCTGCATTATCAAAACCTCCTGTCGCATAGAACTGTTTGTTGGCTACACTGCGTACCTTGGTGCCGATCACTGAGCCAGTATCTTTATCGTAGTAGGGATAGTGGTGCTTAACTACCGTTCCCTTTGTGTCGTACTCCACTGTCACCCCATAACGCTTGGCTACAGCCAGTGAGACACGCCTGTCCGGTATTGCTGCTATTACTCCTGTCATCTCTAATGTCCTTGTTGGTTTACGTGGTGCAAAGTCTAGGGCAGTTCCGTTGCCCCTCTCGTAGTGGTTACAGTCTGCCGTGAAGCAGACCGCATGCCCATCGGAGTACCTTGCTAGATTGTCACCTGAGCCACACGTTGGGCATGGCTCGTGACGTAGAAAGGTAGACTCTGCTGTCATTAGAATCCCTCGCCATCATCACCTGACTCAGCAACTTCCAACACCTTAACTTTATTAAGATAGGTGGACGTACCATGCACAGGGTGGGGCTTACCTTCTGCCCAGAGCAAGCGCACCTTAGAGCCGCGGGTCACTCGTCCCATGAATGGCTGACCATCCGTATCGAACACAGGGATTTCGTATTTGGTGCTAAACTTACGTTGCTTTACACCCTCGTACTCGCGGAGCTTGACACCCTTGGCTTCCAAATCATTAGACGTTTCATCGTCAAGACTGATGACCAATGAATACTTACCAGTTGACTGACCCTGATAAACCTCGTGCTCGTTTAGATTTTCAAACGCTACTGTACCTTCGATAACTGCCATAATACTTCTTCCTTTTCACACTTTAAGTTATGACCCTAAGTATACTTAGGATCGTTTTGGTTTAAACTTTATTAAATTATTAAAGAACATAACATAAGAATATTATAACATTAATTATTAGACAAGTCAATCCCTATCTCAGCTAATGTTTCATCTATTGTCTGCTCCACCGCGCCATCCTCTTCGAGAAGCGCCCTGTTGCTTACTACCATACAATTATAACACAGATCCAAATGCGCGTCAGTGTTAAAATCAATTCTTTTCATCTCAAACTCTGTCAATATAGTGTCGCACGCCTTGCATCTACTCATCTAACCAACTCCCCTTCAAGTCTTTATGTTGCTTCTTCAAAGCATTTAACGTCTCGTTGTAATAGTCGTAACGTATAGCCTGCCGCGCCCTGAACTGCATATCTGAAACACTCATACAGTACAGGTGGTGCTCGGTAAGCTCGTCAATTATCACATGATCGGCTTCGTTAATCCAGTCACTGCCCTCGTACCCTAGCAAAACCTCTTGAATTCTACTCATCATCGTCTCCTTTCCAGTTATCCATTGTTTCTTTAATCCCATAACCTAAGCAGAGTATAAGCCCTATGCACACCAAAGTCAACATAGTTAATCCTCATCTATTGTGTAGACGTTACCGAAGCTAATCATCACGAAAGGCAGACAGAGGAACACACCCACGAAGGGCATTGCGTATGTCATTTCCTCGCGTGTATTGTAGACCCACACCGCCCGGCTGTCACTAAACTCCAGCCATAGCCCACAACCGTTAATTAATTCTACGCTTAAAAGCCTGTTGAATATTCTAAATTGCATTTTAGTTACCTCTACTCTCGTCAACTTTCTCTTTAACAAATAGCCCGTTGACCATCTGCCCCTTTCTATCTTTGATATCACCATAAGCGTGCTCCATGCACTCCGACAGCGTGTACTTATTGCGGTGTGCTATGTTGATCAAGACAACAATAATATCACCGATATCATCAATGACACACTGACTGTGCTCAATGTTCTTACGCAGTTCCTCTACCTCTTCTAGTAACTTCTCAAACTGCTGGTGATCTGTTGACCCGTTAATCAAATTACGGTTGTGGTGCCAGCTTACAATTTTACATTCCAAATTGCTCATGTCCATTATTTATTCTCCTTTGTCGCGTTGGATGGTATATAATAATAGTTGAGATGCTGATACAGATGCCTAGCTGCTGCCAAATCGTCATCATCAGGCACCCAGCTAGGGTCTCCTAAGAGTCCCTCTGCATGCTCCTGTATGTCCTCTAGTAACGCCTCAAAGTCCTCGCGCTGTGCCTCCTTAAGCTCCTCAGCCGTCAACTCTTCTCCGTCAAAATACGGATCTCTCGCGTCCTCTTCACTTATTCTGCAACCTGTCATAGTTATTCTCCTAGCTGTTGTTAGTTGGTTTAATGGTAGCCACTCTAACCGAATGGCTACGATAAAGCAACTATTTGTTACAGCACCTTACTTCCTCGGGGTGGCAGGCTTGATCATAAGCTTTCTGCCATGCCTGACCGACTTCGTTGTCGCTGTAGTCACTGATGATCTCATCAGGCTCATCATTGAAGTTGTTACATAAAAACCAAGTGCCTTCCTCCTGACCCTTTCGCAAGACTATCTCAGTCTGGTCACAAGCTTCAGCATTCTCCTTGGCCTCCTTGTAGGACGTTCCTTCGTAGTCCAGTTCGCCTTCGCCATATATCTCGACTGTGTAGCCCTTAGCCAAGCCCCATTTGATCAGGTGTAAGTGTGATTTTTTCATTTTATTTGCTCCAGTTCTCTTCGATTGCTAGTTTAATTGTAAGCTTATTAAATACCGCACCATCAGGGGTCTTTTTAGGCAGACTGTACCCCAGCAGCATTTCAACCGCCTTGTCTAGACTAAACTCGTTAGGCATCCAGCACCATTCCTCGTACCAGTCGGGGTCGTTGTGTAACCAGAGACAAACATTCCAAGCATTCCAACTGCGGTGACCGTTATATTCTCTCATAATAATTTCCTCAAGATAAGTAATAAAGTAAATCAAGCAAAGCAGACCAGACATACAGGGTCGCTGCTGCCACAATGACATGATAGAAAACTTCTCGCATTTTAAAAACCCCCGGTAGTCAAGTTATGCGTGAGCACTCGTTAGAATGCCCACTGATAACTCTACTTCAACCGTTCAGCCACGCCTGCTCTGCCTCTTCAAAGGCCGCCGCTGCTGCAACATCCTTCGCCTTACTCGCCGCCAGCTTAGCTTTATCAACCGCAAGTTCTGCTCTGCTCACCGGGTCAGTACCAGCGTAACTCTTCAAGCTGTTATAGTGGTTGCGGTGCCACGTGTAGTCCAGACTGGTGTAGATTACCTCAGCCTCAGCAAGCTTCATTGCGTAATAGGCAACAGAACTATCCTTATCAACCGCATCCTGATAACGTCTACGCGCTGAAGTCTCCACCTTGTTTGCGCCCTCAAGTAACGCTACCACGATGTTGTTGTCTTTTATCTTAATATCAAAATTTCTCATGGGTATAGCCTCTCAGTTAAGTTATGCGCAAGCACTCGTTTGAATGCCTGCTGATAACTAAACTCCCGCGATGTCCTCGATTTTATAGCACTCTAGGATCGGCTTCAAGCTTTTTTTGAGACCTGCTGACCAATCCTCTAGGATACCGTTTCTCACTGCTGCTATGTGTCCAGAGATGTGAAAGACATAGCGGCCATCTTTCGGCACGTTTTTGCTGACCCTATATAAATTCTTGCCAAACTTCGCAGGATCTACCGGGATCGCGACCTTGCCGTGCTCTGCGTACAGTGCCAGAGAATCGCTAGCATACACACCGCGGCCATGCTTGCGGTACTTTCTGGATTCCATCTTTGATTTCGCAATACCGAAAGACCAATCGTTGATGACCGCCGCAGCAATCAGAGCACAAAAATTAGTATCTCCGTAATATTTACGACCAACACGCGCCAATTCAGCATACGAGTGATTGAATTTTTTATTGAATTTTGCAGGCTTTTTCACTTGTTTCGCTCCTGATTTTAGATATTCACCACAATCAACTGATCCGCAATTGATTCCGGTGAACATCCTGATTTTGTCTGTGGTGGCCAACTGTTCACGCACGCGCTACTTACCACCGTATAAACTGACATAATCATTCAGTTCGATCCTGATTCACTCTGCTTTCACAACCTTGCAAGCCACGGCTTCTAGGGGTCGTTACCGTTGTCTACTAGCAGTAACACTCAGGTCAAGATGCGCGACTCAAACTCGGTGTCAAATTGATCAACGCCCGTGGACGTTACTGACACTAGATATTGATCCTGTTTAAGCCTCTACCGCGTCTTGATGGTTGCCATTTTACAGAGGTTGCCTCAGGTGTCAAGCCCTAAA